TCAGAACAAGAGTTAAAAATTTTATATGAAAAACAAAAAGAGAATTGTTTTGCAACTTCAAAAAAATATCCAAATGCTCCCTTTATTATTTTTAAAAAAGAAAAAAAATGACAACAGCCGAAAAGATTGCCGCAGCGAAAAAAAGAATTGCTGAATTAAAACGACTAATTGAATTATGGACACAAAAAAACTAATAGAAAACTACCAGCACCAACTTGCAGAACTGCAAAATCAATTCTGGTTTAATAATTTAGATATGAAAGAATATTGTGTCAGATATGATGCTATTAACAAACGAATCAACGAGTTAGAAAATGAAGCGAGAAGAACATCCATCTGGCAAAAAATTAAAATTTTTGCAAGAAAACAGAAGAAAAAACTTAGTAAGATTATTACTTGATATTGAACTCCGTGGGGTGGATCACAAGATCCATATAACTAACGATTCAAGAGCAGACCTAACAGTAAATGATGGGAACTGGATCAATGACCATATCAGGACTGCTATTGTTAAACATAACTATGAAATCAATAAGATACCAAAACTACAAGTAAAAGATTTTTCAATTAAGGAAATTAGAGCTTATGAAAACTCAATCAAAAATTAAATGTGAATTTACAGATGCACAGTTAAGGGATATTGCTGCTGCTGTACTTCTTTATATGTCTCATATCGATAAAAAATTAAATAGAGAAGCAGAACTTTTAAAAAAACAGGAAAGGAAGGATTGCAGCATTAAAGAAATTCAAGCAGAATTATTCAAAAAAAACCCTCTTATACAAAATTATTTAAAAATACATGATCTCATTACTGATGTTAGAGAAATAAAATGCCAATAGGACAAAAATTTAAAATCAATCAATCTGTGCAAAGAAATCACACTATTGGATATTCTGCCAGTAAATATAAACAGTATGTTGGAACAGTTAGAGAAGCTTTGACAAGAAAGAATAAGCTTGGAGTTGCTCAGTATTATTACAAAGTTTTTTGGGAGGATGGAAGACTATCTGAACACGCTCAACATAGTCTTAAATCTATCTAATAAAGTTTTTTTAGTTTTATACTTTTTCTTTCTAATTTTTTTTTTGTCTTTCATTTCCTGTACTGTAACTATCGCTTCAAGTTCTACAAGCCGACCAAGTAAAGATGCAAGAAATACATCTTGTTTCATTTGATGCCTTATAAGGTGAGTACAATATCTTTTGATATTATCGTATTCATCACTTTTCATAATTTCCCTACACCTCATTTCAACTGAAAGCTCAAGTTCTGGTGGTGCTGGCTCAATTTCTATGTTAAGAAATTTCTCTGGGTTCATTTTACAGGAAATAGCTTTTCTTCAATCATCTTGACTATGGCATCGTCAATATCATTATCACTTTTGGCAGAAAGATCACGAAGGATGAAAAGTACACCTTTGCGTAAAGATTCCGATTTTCCGAACTTAATGAAAAGATTTATTAGAAATTTTGACATTTGTTTGTGTGTTCTTTTTCAAACATACCAAACATTATTGAATCTTGCCTTCTAAACGACTTACCGCCTGACTCAAACTATTTAATCTGTTGTAAATATCAATAATTGTTTTTTCTCTTCGATTACTCATATTGGATAAAGTCATGGCTAGTGCTGTAACTGCGGCTCCTATTAATGCGGCTTGTACCTCTGGCATTGCTTTAATCTATAATTATCTCTATTATTGTAAATAAAAGCGTATTATGGCAGATAAAATAGCCGAAAAAGAGCAAAAAATACAACAAACAGAGGATGAAAAGCCAGATTATCAAGAAAAAATTACTTTTTTAGTTTCTACAGTTGCACAAGGTTTTATATTAACTTGGTGTTTATTAGTTTTATCTCTTGGGTATGTAAAGCTTCCTAATAAATTGTTTGGTTTGGACATTCCAGACCAACCAAGAGTTGATAGCACTTTTGCTGCTGGATTATTAGGTAACATACTTGGTGGGCTTGGTATAAGTGTTAATGCAGCACAAGGAGCAAAAAAGAAAAAGAAAGAGAATGAAACAGCAGCAACTAATAATACAAACTCCAATGGAGAACAAATTATAATAATTAGGCAGCCTATTGAGTTGATAACAAGCAAACCAGAAGTTATTAAAGTTGACCCTACTAAATCAAAACCATGAAAAAATTTATTCCATTATTATTTTTAGCTTTACCTTTACCAGCTTTTTGTGACATAACCCACTCAATCTCTAGCTCGGTAAAATTAGAAAGCTTATCCGCAGCAACTTCGGCTGACAAAATCGGGTCATCTTACAGTATTAGCGGCAACAACGTCACAACTGTAGATTCAAACTCAGCAGCAACCATCGGAGGATTTGGAACCACATCGAACGGAGTTCCTAGTATATCTTTCCCTTCAGCTAGTCAGGCCACTAGCGGAGAAGCCTTTTCATACAGCACTAGCTACCTAGAAGGTGACCAGACAAGTGGATCTGCGGTAACAGTAGGAACAGTTGGTAATTTTAGTGACCTTACTTCCACAAGTGCTGGTTCAGTAGGCACAGCAGCCGTTAGCTTAGATAATCACACCATGACGCTTACAGGTGGCACAGGAACAGGGGTTGTTCTTACAGGTCAATTTGTTACAGATTTAACTGTTGATTAATGTGGAAATTATTTATATTTTTAGCTTTTTTATCGCCCTCTGTTAATGCTCAAGTTGTGGTTCCAAACTTTAATTCTGCGAGTAGCACTTCCAGAACTCAGACCCAAAATAATATTACCGAGGTCATTCGAGAAGTTCGCTATAACTCAGGTTATACCTACTCTGTCACAGGCTCTAATGTATCTTGTGGGAATTGTGAAACTATATCCATGCCAAATGCAACTGTCACCGAAACTGTAAACGGAACATCTTACGAATGGACAGGTTTAGACTTAAATCAGAAACCAAATTGGGTTCAGCAAAATCAAGGAAATGCTTTTCAATTTTCGGAATTTTACAAAGGTCCATCTTTAGAAAGCGTTACCGATATTCAAAGGTCCATTATTTCAGAGTCGGTCACAGATACAACGGTTATATTCTCTCAATAATAGCTTTATTGATGGGGCAGCCAGTATATGCAGATACTTCAGCCGTAGCTAATCCCCAAGCCAGCACATCATCCTCAGTATCAAATTTTGCAACGCAAGTTTTAGGGGGGCCATTTGTTGAAAACCACTATGGCAACGGCATCGTTTGTTCTGGGCCTCAGTTGTCCATAAGCCCTTATGCACAGACAAGTATCAATATAAAACGACCACAGGATTATGTTTACCACACTCCTGTTTATAACGAAGCAACAGACTCAGATGGCAACCTCACAAATGCTGGTGAGATTTTATATTTTAGAGAAAACTATAGTGGCAATAAAGATTCAACAGGTTTTTCTTTTGGTGTAGCTGCAACCTTTTCAATACCACTTGGAAATAAATTTCAAACAGCTTGTCTTAAAAGTGCAACTACTCAAGAAAAAATACAAAGGCAAATATTATCAAAGGAAAGATTAAATTATGAATTGGCAAGGCTCAAAAATTGCGGTGAATTAAAAATTGCTGGTATTCAATATGCAAAAGATTCTCCTTATTACAAGCTTTGTGAAGATGTGATCGTAAAACCTAAGAAGGGGCAAGTTATACCACATTCTCACAAACTATACCCAGAAAGTAAAAAATAGCCCCCCCAGAATCGCCTATAAACCGCCCCTAATCTTGCTTGCTTGTCTTAGTATCTTTAGATTTCTGTAATTTAGCTATAGCTTTCTTTACTAATGGCTTTACTAAATTAAGAACAATGGGAGCAGAGCAGCCAACCAAAGCAAGAGTAAAAACGCTAGTAAACTGACCGATTGAAGGTATAAGTTTTTCAAAGTAAGTCACCTCCTCCCACTCAATCAAGCATTGGGTCTTGTCCTCATTGTAATAAAACGACTTTATCTTTTCTATGCGATCATCATTGGCAAATGATCCAACTCTTAATGGTGATTGTGGATCTGGACAAGGAACAAAAAACTCTTTTTCTTTTTTTGGTGGGATTTTTACCTCTGGAAATTCTGGTACTATCGGATCATTTGCAGTAAAAGGTTTTTCTGGTTCTACAGGTGTAAATTTATCAGGGTTATATTCTAAAGGCTTTAGAGTTGGCACATCTAAAACAGGCCATGCAAGATTTGGTTTATCAATAATATCTAATGTCGTTGGATAAATTTCCCATGATCTAATTTTAGGAATATATATTTCTTTAATTTGTATTTGTGGAATATCTATTTTTGGAATTTCCAATTACTTCCTTAGAGGTGTCGGCAAAGCAAATGATTCACCTGTAGTTTCTGGTAAGGTGTTTTTCATTACATCAGGTAATTTTTTTTGTAAATCGCCCATTAGTTTATTTTTAATGGTTCTTTCAAATTCTGGGGATTTAATATATCTATAACCCATGTAAGAAGCACCTAAAGTGCTGGTTATAAGTACGAATGAAGCTATACTTAAAATGTTGGCGATCTTTTGAAACATGATTAGAGAAGCATTTTTAAAAGCATTAGTTCCAGTGACAATAATCACATTTTGTGGTCTATGTGCCTTAGCCCCACTCTATCTGTCACTCTCTATGATTTCAAGGCAAATGCAACATAAGACTAATTAATTAATTTACCTTCCATGTCTAAAATTTGAAGGATAATATCAATATCTCTTGATAAGGTTCTATTTGAATCTGATAATTCATAATTACTCGCTGTTAGAAAAATACAACCAAAAAAAATCAAAAAAGATGAAAGTATTATTACTGAGTTTTTCATACTAAAATAAATTTAATTGTTAGGATCTTCTGGATATTGCGTCATATTATTTTTTACAAATTTACCATCAGAATCATAAGTCGCACTATATAAGGTTACTAAGGCTGCTGTATCTGAACAAGCATCAATTTCTTTTTCACGAGTGTCACAAGCTGTCCGCACTCCGTCTCTAAATGTTGAGATTGCTGAAGGGATTGAAATATCTTTTTCAGCTTTTCTTACAATATACCAATCGTATTTTGCTAATAAAGAACCAGCAGTATCTTTTTCTTGTGCCTTTAATATTGACTTGACACCTTGAGTAACAACCTGATTTCCTTTCTCATCTTTTAATAAATTACCATCTTTATCTTTTTCATTTACATCATCAAGTGCTTTTGCAGTTCCATCACCCCAGTAAAACCTTGAATCATAAGTTGGTGCGTCTGCCTCTTCTGTTATCCCTATAGCTTCTTTCTCTGTCTTAGAAGCTAATCTAAGCCAGTTAGCAGGGTAATTTATATCGTTGTGACTGAATGCCACATCAGCTGCTAATGGTTTGCCGTCTAGTTTAAATGCCATAGTTTTATTTTAGTATATACTCGTTTATCTAGCACGAGCGTTCCTAAATGGAGCTTCCGCAAATGCTAAATATAAAAATGATTGACTACTTCCGTATGCTAATCTAACTTTAAATCCGTTTGACAAAAAGTCAAATTCATTATTATTTCTTTCAGCATTACTCAGGTTAGCATCTAATATATCGTTTAAAACATTAAATGAACTTCTTTTATTATCTAATATAAACCAATTTCCGCCAGTACCAGTAAATTCTTTTGCCATAACCCAAGCTGGTCTGAAACCTGTAAAAACAAACGTGTTATCACTTGATCCGTTGCCTGTATATTTACCGAACTTGCTATACCCTGCTACTTCGCTCAAACAATAAGCGACAATTTTTTGCCCTGTCCCACTTGAATAACCACCTTGATCTATTGAAAATGTAGTGGAGCTAGGTAAACTCGTACCCCAAAGGTTCGAGGTGGTATTTTCTGCTGTACTTTCATTTAATGCTAAACGCTTGTTATTAGCTGATGAAAGATTACTATTAAATACATACCATCTATCAGCTATATCTCTATTTTTTAAAATAATTACATTAGGTGCAACTCCTAATCCATGCCCAAAACTATCATAAGAACCACTACTTGAACCTCCAGAAGTTGAAGTAACTATAGAAAACCCTGCTGTGGCGTTTACTTTTGTAGTGGCTTGCCTAGATCCATCAAAATTACTTGATCCAAGAGTTGTGTTTGTATTAGCCTGCCCACCCATTCCAGAGTGATAATGACAGTAATAATATAAAGTTGGTGCTGATGCTGCAACAACGATTTTTAGTTGTCTTGTAGTTGCTGAAGAATAACCAGATACATAAGCCGATTCAGTTACACTTGCTCCATCTAATAAATAAGTAACTCCAGTATTGTATGAAGATCCTCCTCCATGAGTTCCATTACTTGTTTCAGATAATTTTATTGGATGTGAAGCCATAGAAGAATCAGCACCATCAAAAATATAAGTACCACCTTCTGCGAGATCAAGAGTTACAGCAGACGTTCCAAAATCATCAAATCTATATTTATTACCACCATCAGAAACAACTTTTACTGTATAAGTTTTTCCGTCTGTATCGCCAGCGTTCCATGCCCAAGCAACTGCTGTGTTACCACTTTGATTTAAAGAAGTATTACCTGCAATTGTAAATCCATCTGAAGTAAAAGCACTTATACCATTGTTGTTAGTTCCCTCTGCATCAGTTAAATCTGAATATATTATTTGCTTAACACCTCTTACAACATCATAAATTTCATGGCTGTTTGTAGCTGATCTTTGTTTACCCCAAACCCAACTTGGAGAAAAATTATAACCTGTAATTGTTTGTTGTGATCCAGTACCATTAATTAATTTTGTATCAAAATGTTTATTAGGTAGCAGTATCGTTGGGTCGGGTAAGTTTGCTGAACATAATGCTTGAAATCCTGTTGGTGGAGTATAACTAAATGCTCTTTGCCCAAAATTAACATCAACTATATTTGCTGCACTACCTGATCTTCCCGAAACAGAAAATCTTACATCATCTCCTATAACTGTTATTGGCGATGACATCGCTGTGCCATTTGCAGGATCACCGCTTAAATACCATGTGTTATTATTGCCAAACCAAGTTTTGCCCGTGTCAGCATCAAACGCAAGTTGAAGTACTTGACCGTTGGAAGGGGCACTTATAGTTACTAATCCACTATCTGTGTTTATTTGATAATAAGGAGAAGAATACACCCACCAAAGATAATAAGAGCCACTTGTAGCACTTCTGATGGTTAGAGCCTGTAAATATCCAAGACCGCTACCAATATTTATATTATTTATAGCTACTTCTAAATACCATTTACCTGTAGATGGAAAGTAAAAACTACTTTCGGCATAATTTACAGCATTGTTTTGATTTGTACTAAATGTTAAATTCCCATTACTAAAAGTTGGTGATGGATAGCCTGATGAACTGTAAGGATTTATATTTAAAGGATTTAAAGTTGGAAAATTATTAGTTGGTGTATCTTCTAAAGAATCATTACCAGCACCAGCAGCTACAGAAAAATTATTTGGTGTGAAGTTGTTTCCATTACCGCTTGAATCTTTGCCAAGTGTTGTCGCTGTAGTTCCAGAATTATCTGAAAAATTTAATCTATAACCATTAGTTCCAAAATTTAATTCTGATGTATCAATAGGATTCCATTGACCTGTTTCTGAATTTGTCTCTGCAAAAGATGATGGTGTTAATGCTTGTCCATCAATAAAATTAAACTCTGCTAAATATCCATCAAAATGACTACCACTATCAGGTGCAAACTCTCCAATTCTTTTTGCTTGAGCATCATTTAATCTATTACCACCAGTGGGAGTACCAGAGACATGAGTTGTAAAAGTAGCAGCAACATTATTAACATAAACATTTATAGTGCTTGCCATATTACTATAAGCTGCATTATTTAGAGTTACTACTATGTGATACCAAGCACTTGGATCTCTAAATACCCTATTTGTTTCAATATAACCATTAGCCCCTGAGCTATTAAAAGGTTGAATAGTTAATTTGTCATTGTAAATATAAATATGACCCCTTGCATTAACTGCTCCAGAACTAAAAATAACTTGTTGAGTTCCTATAGCTCCTCTTTTCATCCAAAAGGAAAAGGTCATCTGATTACTACCAGCACCAGAGGGAGTGTATGCTAGATAAGGACTATCACCAGAATTAAACCTTAAACTACGATCTACCGTAAAGGTACTATCAACAGCACCAGAAGCTCCTACTCTTATCGCATCATAAAAAGACATTTACTTAACATCCAATGAAACTGCACAATGTATAACATTACTGGACAGAATAATGTAGTCAATTCGATCTGTCAGCCCTGCTCCTGTTGTTAATGTCGGTGCTGTTCCTCCCACAAATTTAAAAGCACTATTGAATGATGCTGTCCTAGACCCAGTACCATCTTGTGTAATAAATATTGAACCAGCTTGACCTACTGCTTGATTTGAAGGTGCTGCAAAGGTTCTGTTACCTCCTAGCGTTACTGAATGATGACAGGCTGTTGCCATGTCTATTGTTATGGTTGACCCATCAGAAAGGGCTGTAATATTAGCTGCGGCTCCTCCTGTAAGTGATATTCCTCCTGATGCAGTTGCAAATACTGTTGAGGCATTATGTTTTAAAGTAACAGTTCCACCAGTTCCATTATCACTACAAGTTATATAATCATTACCACCTGCATCTTCTAAAACAAGATCACTTCCTCTTATGAATAGAGATCCCGAACCACTATCTTCAATAAAACTATTGCTCGAATCGTGATATATAGAAAGATCATCACCAGTTCCAAACTTAGCTTTTGCATTATCAGCAAACTCAAGAGCATTATCTGACCTGTCAAAAACTACATCCCTTCCAGCAGTAGCACCATCAAAAGTTACATCTTCTTGAAATATATTCGTTGAAGTAAAAGTATTAGCAGCCGATAATCCAGCATGACCGAAGTTTGTAGCAGATACATCACCTAGACTTACAAAGGCATTATTAGCAGAATTTCTAATTTTTAAGGTATTACCATCAATATGAGGAACATAGGCTGCAACACCGATTGTAGGATCGCCAGAACCTTGATTTAATGTACTTAAAGCTGCAATTATCTGATTTAATTTTGTACGAACTACAAGACCAGTACCATTATCAACGGTAAAACCTGATCCTCCTGTATTATCGACTCTTGACATTTAATTTTCAGTAATTTCTTTTATTGTATCTGAATTATCCACCTTTACCAAAACCTATTGCAGTAAAGTTAAAGTTTCGATCTACAGAACTGCCAGAACTATTTTTAAAGTGAACAGTAAAACCTGTTCCAGTAATACTTGAAAGTTCAAAGAAATCACCTGAGGCCATATTAAATGCTGTGATGCCTATCGCTGGTGGATTTGAATTTGCACCTAATAAAGCACTTGTTCCAGAAAAGAATGGACTATTAAAAGTAATAGACTTTGCCCCAGCCCCAGATGCAATAGTGGTTGTGCTTTGTTCTGTTCTTCTCTGAAATTCTGCAAAATATCCAAGCTGACTAACTCTTATATCTTGGTTTGTATCTTTTGTTGTTAAGACACATTTAAACTTAAAAGTTCTGCCTTTAAATGTTCCATTTGCGAACTTTTGAAAACCAGAATAATTTGTTCCATCTTGCGAACTTTGAACAAAAACTTCTGCATTTGTATCAACAGAGCCAGTTCCGTCAAAATCCTGTCTTGCATCTAAATCTGTTATTGAATCAAATAAATCTGTTGAATATACAGAGGCGGTTTGTATTATTTTTCTTAAATCAAGACTAAATACAGCACCAAGATCTAAAGTTTCATTAAATAAATATGTTCCTGTTGTTGATACTCCGCCAATATCATCAATAGAACTTTCTGAATCAATATCTGTACTGCTGTCAAAATTACCTGTTCCAGCCAAGCTTATTGCACCAGTTACAGAATCAAAACCCACATTAGTTTTTGAACCTTGAAATGCTGGGCTGTCCTGATCTTCTCTTCTTGCCTGTACTAATAGTTTAGGTTGTGCTTCTGGTAAATCAATAACAATAGAAGTTTCGCCAGTACTAAAGCGGTTTCCATCGTCTTGTGCTTTTAGAATATACTCCCCTTCTAAAAGCGGTACTACTTTTTCTGTTGATGCTCCACTTAATGCAAGAACAAGGTCTGTTGCATCTGAAAAATTAGCAGTTCCATCTGTTTTAGGAGAATGCCTGACGTGGACTCTGCCTCCTGCTCTTACATCACTATCTGTTACAGCATCCCATCTTAGTCTGATTTCTTTATCTGAAATCGGTTCATAAGTAAGGCCAGTTATATTTGAAGGTGGTGCTGTTTTACCTACAGCAGAAAATGTTAAAGTTGCTGGATTTCTTGATGGTTCTCCTAAACCATTGAAACTAAATAATCTAAATTCATAACTTCCAGCCTCATTATTAACAATCTCAGCATAACTTGATACTGTTTCTATTTTTGTAAAACTTCCATTATTAACTCTGTAATGCAGTTCATATCTTGCGGCTCCTGACTGTGTTTGCCAATCAAGTAATATTTTAGATACAGCTTTATTATTAATTAGTACAATTTGTTCTGTTGCCTGTAATCCTTCTGGTGGATTTAAAACTTGAGTTAAAATACTAATATTTCTTGTTGGCAAAGCTGTGCCATCTTCAACAAAAGCATATTTACCCTCATTATGTTCAAGTGCTGTAATAGAAAAAGTTAAATCTTCATTCTCACTTACAGAAACTACTTTCCAAGTGGTTGTTTCTAGTGTTGAATTTTCTAAGACATAAGGTGCATTTACATTTGGTGCTGTAGAAAATGCCGAAGATACAGTTATTGTTTTGCCACTTATACCGCTTATAGTTTTTGTCTCAAGTGATCCATCTGGTAAAACTACAGATAACGTTGGACTTAAAGTAAGACTTGGAATATCTGTTGAATCTTCATCATCCAATACAACAACAGTTGTACTTGTAACAGATGATAATAAACCACCTCTTCTGACTCCAGATTTTAAACTGTCTGAAATTTCAATAATATCTCCACATCTAACCAAAACACCAGCAGCCGAAGTAGTGGCAAAAGAACAAGTTTCTCCAGAATTTTGCTCATTGAATAAAAACCATCGCCCCAATCTTGCAGCTTGCCCCCTTGATGTACAGGCAAATGCTTTGATGTTTTTTGTTCGTACCCCATACTTGGTTTGTGTTGCTGCATCAGCTTCGACTGTTTCAATATCAAGTTCTTGTGTTGTCATGTCAAAATATTGAACATGAATAACTGTATGCCTTGCTTTTAGACTTGAACCGTTATAAACAAAACCATCTTCTGTAATATTAGAATTATTAAAAATATATTTTGAAGCCTGACCCTCAGCGTCTTGTTTTATTGCTATTGTGCCAGCCGCATAAAAAGCAATTGCTCTCATGGCACTACATAGAGCGTTGATGACATTAAAAGCTTCGTCTTGCTGAGTAATTGAAATATTTACAGAAAAGCGTGGCTCTGTTGATCCTGTTCCAGAACCATCATCAACTAAACCTCCACAATATTCACTAACACTTTTAAAAGTAAATTTATCGAGAGAACTTTCTTCAATATTGCATCCGTAGCGATTTGAAATTAAAAGGTCGAAAAGTATCCACGAAGGATCTGAACACCATTCTTTCTCAGCCTTAAATGTTCCATCCCAAGTTCCAGAATAAGTTAAATTTCCAAATGTACTGTTGACTGTTGCATTACTTGGAATTTTTACTTTTATTCCTCTTATGCGATAACGTCTATTTGGTATTCTTGGAAATTTCTCAGCACTAAAACGCAAAGCAACATGAGCCGTATTTGGATAGGCATTTTGAGTCATAATTATATTTGTTGCACTTGAAAATCTAAAAGCATTAACAGTCCTTGAATCTGTACTGTCTGCTGTTACTCTTTCAACTCTTATTTGAACAGGAAAACTTGTACCAGATTTTAAATTTATTAAATAATCTCTGTTATAAGCATTTGTCGATCTGCCTTTTACTGTGTCATTAACTGCTGTTGTAGTTGTGCCATCATTTTCAATAATTTTAATTAATAAATTAACCTCTGTTCCATCAATACCACCCTCACTATTAAACACTTGCATAGAGGGGAATTGAAGCGTCACCCTTACTGCGTTTATATTTGATTGACTAACTGTATGAGTCACTGGATTTGTTGTTGTTACAGTTGTTCCAATACCAACTTCTGTTTCAATATTTTTTATGCCAGAAATAAAAGTTTGATTTGATGTCCCTTCTCTAAATTCAAAACCAACATCTTTAAAATTAAAATCACTATCATCAGGTGAGGTGACACTAGCAGCCGATTGTAATATTGGAGTTTGATTTAAAAAAATATCTTTTTTAAAGCTGTTTATATATGCTGTTGAAGTTTTATCTGTGATGCCATTTTTTGATGCTGTTGCACTTCCTTCTATTTCCCCCTCAGAAAGTAGCTCAACTATTGTATTAAATTGTTTTGAAGATAAAGCTCCACTAGGTAAGTCAGGATTAGAAAAAGTTGTACTCTGATCAAATTCTTTAATAGACATTAATTCGTACCCTCCACTTGAACAGTATCAATTCCATTTGATACCACTATAGAACCAACCAAAATTTCACCATATGCCACATTAACTGGAATACCAGCTTGGCTAACATTTGTCAGCCCTGTAAATGAATAATTAGATGATAAAGCTGCTGGATCTAAAGGACTTTGTTTTGATTGTTCATTTTGATTATTTTGATTTCTCCCTAGTAAATCATTTACACCTCTCATTAATAAATCTGTCACTACATAAGTAATCACATACTGTAAAATTTTTTGTGCTACATATTTTTTAACAACATATTTAACACCGAGATAAATTAACGTGCCGATAATATTTCCATGAACTATAGGGATAATTTTTATATCTTGCTCTGTCTGCATATTTATTGAATCTTGTGTTATTTTTTTATCTCCTACTTGAACACAATAAATCTGGTTTGCCATCTTTTCCTCAAGACCTTTATAATTACAAAACAAAAAACTAAAAGCTTGATGTGGTGAACTTACATCAGCCATGAATTCAGATTGACCTGTATATTTTCTTAAAACACCGTAAACTTTTATTTTTTTAAGCATTATTTTTAGGTGTAATTACAATCATTTTATCTAAGTCTGGGCAAACTAAATAAAAAGGTACTTGAATCGCATCACAACTGGAAATATCTGGATCTGAAAATTGCAAAACATTATTTGGATGACTATGGACTATCCCAACAACTTCTCCTTTATCTTCTCCATCGGCATAATCAAAAGGATTTATAACAAAAGTATTTGTTTCAAATTCATGGGCAACATTTTCACATCTAAAATATTCATATCCTTTTTCTGTTTTTAAAAACAAACCACAAGATTCATTGGGTTGCTCTTCTTTTGCATGAGCAATGGCTTGTTTTTTGCAGTCTTGATTCATTAATTTACAAAAGTTCCTACACCTTCAAAATCTTTTCTTGTGACTTGTCTTGCTGGGATTCTTTTATTTTGCATATCGAGCCTGTTAACTAACTCAAACTGTATAGCATCCCTTGATTCTTGTATTTTTCTATCTATAAAATGAATCTCTTTTGGAAATTCATTTGAACTTGGTGTACCAAATGGATTTGTGCCGCCACTAAAATTTGAAGCATCTAAAGCATCGGCAGTTAAAGTTCTTCTTGTAAGTTTTGCATCTAACAAATCATTGTGTGGAGTTACTAAATTTACTGAGGCTAATAAATCCGTAACTCGTATTACAGACCCTAATCTTGTAATACCACCTAAATTACTCATAATAATTTGTGGTCTAGGGATTTGTCCTTTGCCAGTATATTCATAACCAGAGGCGACAACTGGGAATCTTTCATAAGTGTTTGACTGCCAAACAATATTGGCATAACTATCAATATTAGTTCCAGAATGAAATCTGTAAATGGTCGGAACATTAGATGGATTTCCTGTCGCATAATGCAAACCCTCAACAAGTTCCAGTTCAAAAAGTTCGATTATTGAATTTGGATTAATTTTTTGTAATTCAGAGTGTGGTATAGCCATCAGGGTTCAAATACTTCTTTAAAAGTTAAATTCATTGTTACTCTCGCATTTACGGGAATTGAACTTGATCTTCGGGTGCAAATAAAATTTCTTGCAGAACTTTCGCCTCCTATTGTGTACTGAAAAGCATCTTGGTCGTCAAAACGTGCATTTAGAAAAGTATTAATAGTATCTGCATCTGACTGTGAAATATTAAAAACTAAACTTACTTGATAATATCTCTTGTTTGCTGCAAGTCCTCTTACTAATCTTTGCTCATAACCATCCCCAAGTTTTACAACAATATTATCTTGTTCTATGGTTTGAGTTTCTCCATAAGCTGGTTTTATTGATGGAAAAGTTGCCATTATGCTAATAAACCTCCGTTACGTTTTTCTCTGACAAGTGTTTCTTGAACTACAAGAGCTATTGTTTGACCAAGCTCCTGTGACATTGCATTATCACCTTCAACTGAACTACCAGAGGCATCTACTGACACATTAACAATATTAGTAATACTGTCTCCACCTCCTAATTTATTATTTGGAATTATTGTACCAGCAGTATTTGGAACAAAGAGTTCTGGGCCACGTTCACCAACCAATGAAGCTTTGCCTACAGGTGGCCTTCCACCATTTGCAAAGCCTAATCCAGAACTAAGTCCAAGATTAACAGATCCAAACTTTATTCCAGATCCACCACCTCCAGAAAATAATCCTCCGCCTCCGCCTCCAAACAAGCCACCTAAAAATCCACCTATTTTATTTCCTAAACCAGCCGTTGCTTGTTGTATTGCAACCTCTACAAGCTTTCTTTTTAGTTGATTTAAAACACCAACAGCAGCTTCACCCAAAGTCTTTGTACCATTCACCGCATCAGTCAAATTAGAAACAATGCTTTGTTCTATTCCTTGACCTATCTCCATAAATTTTTCATTTAATAAATCAGCTTCAGATTTAACGTTTAATAATTTATCAGCAAATTCATCTGTACCAAGAGAAAGGCCACCAACTAAAAAGTTTGTTTGCTCTAAACTACCATTAAATAAATCATTTATAGTAACAGTTCCTTCAACAGCAGTTTTTATCTTTTCAGTATTATCTTTTGTTTTTATCACCTTTTCGTTAGTTTTTTTAGTTTCAGTTGTTAACTGTTTTTGAGCCGTAAGTGTTGCATTAACTTTATCCCTTATATCGTCCATTTGATTTGTAGCCTCGATGAGAGGGCCAAGCAAACCTCTACCCTCTAAAACTGTTGCACTATCTGGACCTTGAACTAACTTCATCACTTTTGAAATTCTGTCTAATTGTGCAAAAAGTTTTGCCGCATCTTTTTCAGTTTTTACAAAGGTTGGATCAAGCAATTCAACTGCTTTGGTTATGTCTCTAACTGCATCCTCTTGCATACCAAAACGTGCTTTAAAAGAGGCCGCCCCAACGGCTCTATTGGAAGCACCAATATTTGCATCAGTTAAAAGTGAAAACATCTTATTAAATTCACCAGCAATAGCATTTAATTGGTCAAGAATAAACTTTAAAGGTTCTTCAAAAATCTTGCCTAAATTTTGTGCAAAGGTTTCAACATTATCAACAAAAGTACTAAATTTTCCAGCCAGAGTATCACTTTGTTTTGAAGCACCTTCAAAAAATTGCCCCCCCTTACTTGTTGCTTTTATTATTGCCTGTACAAACTTATCTGCTCCTATCTCTCCTTTACTCATAGCTTTAGCTAATGTTTCACCATTCATTCCTGTTATCTCTTCTAATTCTTTAGTTACGTTTATTCCTTTTTCCAAAAGCATAATATTTTCTTCTTGCATAAATTTATTCTTTGCTTGAACTTTTCCTATTGCCAACGCAACACCATCTATGTCGGCTCCAGCAGTACCAGCTATATCTGCAATTCTCTTTGTTATATCCACTACATTTTCAGTTTCAAAACCAAAGGCTTTCATTCGCTTTGTGACTTCTATTAATTCAGAAGATTTAAAAGGTGTCACAGCACCAAATTCTTTAATCTCTTGGACAATTTTTTGAGCTTTTTCAGCACTTCCAGTTAATACTTCTAAAGCTTTTGTTTGAGTTTCTAATTGTGCTGTTTGAAATAATACAAATCTTGCTGACTGTACAACTGCTAATGCAGCCAATAAAGGTCTTAATGCTCCTACTAACCCTTTAACACCTGTTGAAGCTACTTTTGCAGATTTTCCTGTATCCCTTAAAGATCTATTTGATTTATCTAATCTTCCTTTTAATTTATCTGTAGAACTACTTAAAGCTTGTGTTTGTTGATTCACTCTTTTTAAAGGTGCTATCGCATTTTGTGCATCAACTATTAACTTAACCGTTGATTGTGCCACAGAAACAAATAACCTTTATTATATATTACCTTGATTTAGCTTTTTGTCGTTGCATTTCTTTTTGCTCTCTTTCATTCTTGTAATCATAATATGCAGCCCAATATACAAGCTCCTCTTCTGTTAAAAGATTTCTGAGTTCAGTTAAAGTTTTACCGAGTTCTGTTGCTAGGAAAAATTCAAAATTAAGCCAATTATCCCCTTTTATTGTTTTTTTGCTGAATCAATATCAACCTGTATATCCATCATAAAAAGCTCTAATTCATTTAATACTTTTTCTGGTAATGATCTTTGTAAGATAGGTGCATCTGACATATCAAATGCAAGTGAGCCATCTTCTTTTTGTGCTGTCTGACATAAAAGCTGTGTTGAAACAACTAAACCTTCATCACTTCCAGCTAATTGTTGTGCCTTTTTTCTATCAAATCTGGTAATTGGTGGGAAATATAATACAGATAAAACTTTATCATTAGAATCTTTCAATTCATATTTGCGTCTAGTGGTCATTTCATCTTTAAACGCATTGATGAGAATGTCTGCTGTTCTTTCAGTTGCCATAATTGGGGTTGATTAAAAATAAATTAGATAGCTGATGTAATAGTGCCAGATGGTTTAAATGTAATGCTAATAGTGTTTACATCACCTATTGAGGAAGTTTGATCAAAGCTAGTAATAAGACCAGAAAAGCTAATTTTTTTTGTTCCACTTGCACTATCAGGGAAAAGTTCAAAAGCTGCTGTTCCTAAATCACCAGTAGTTAATACACCATCAACAAAAGTTGCTGTTTCACCAGATGCCGCAGCGTCATATACTAACTCAGCAGAACCCTCACCCTCAATAAGTCCACCAACAAAAGATTTAAAAGTGTCACCTTGAACAGTCGTTTCTTGTGTGTCTTTGGTGATAGACATTGACCATGATCTTGTACCAAGTACAGGGTTTACTGAAGAACCACCGTCATCAAATTTGACCTGTCCAACATCACCTTTTACAGCAGCCATAACAATTTAAAGAAAGATTTATAAATATATTAACCTTTTTCAGCTTTTTTTACATCTTTTTTAGCAACAATCTGTTCTTGGTAATATCTACGACATTGGTGATCCCAATATTTTGGATCTCTTCTACCTTTTACAGCTTCGATTGCGTCAAGCATCTGTTCAGTAAATTCCATTTTTACAAGTCCTCATAAATATTAAAAGTGATTCTAATTTGTGTCTGAAACTTACCTTCTGGACTTGATGTTAAAATCTCAGGGCCAACAGGTGCATCAAAAATAACATTAGAAACAGTCACCCTATTGTATAAGTCTCTTATCCGTTTGCAAATTGTAAAGTTTGAGCCAGCCCCAAGACCTTCCTCTGTAAATACATTTATTAAAACTAAACCAACAATATTATTAAAAGCATTACTTGTATCTCCTTGAGTTAAATATTCATTTGACCCAAAGCTGGTAACGCATTGAACAAAGCTATCTTCCGTAGTGCTATCAAATGACATATTGTTGAATACAACAGGGATCGCAGGGCTTGAGGCTAGTTCTGTGGCTAGTCTTGCCTCTATTGTGGATCTAACTGTGTTTAAATCTGTTGCAGCCATAGTTATTTACCAAATTGACCTTTCATCCAACTTTCAAGCTCTTTTGCAATCAACTCGGGAAATCCAGCCTGTGTATTTTGTCTTGTTCTGTATGATCCTCCCCAAGATGGTGGCAAGTTAGTGCCATAACAAACTGGTTCTGCATAAGGCAAATTATTAATAATTGTTCCGCTAAATCTTTTAATATCTGTTTGCCATGAATTTCTTAATCTTCCAGTATCAACTGGTGTAGCTTTTTTTACTCTTGCTGTCCATTCCAAAGTCGTAGCTGCCACAAGGTCAACAACATCTTCTTCAAAAAAATCATTTATTTCTGTTAGTTTTATTTCTCTAGCCATGTTTACCTCAAGATAAGATCAAAACTTACAGCAGTATTATTTTGTTCATTCGTTATAACTTGAATAATTTTAAATTCAACACTACTAATAACAACCCTATCTTTTGTAGTAGGTGCAAATGTAAGATCACCAGCAGATATAGTAAGCCTTTTATCCTGTGACTCAATCAAATCATTCACCTCATTGCGAGCGACATTACTTACAACACCTTTAATAGTTGTATCAGATGTTGATTCTGTTATCGCTCCTGTTGTGGTGTTATAACTTCCAGCAGTTACTTGCCTTATAGTTACATCACCGCCCAGTTTTTTTAAAGAAGCACTAGCCGCTTTTTTTAGTGCATTAGCAAGACTCATAATCTATATGCAATAACCTGACCGCTTGCAAGCGTAATACTTGTAATGACACCTTCAATTTCAGATGAAGCTTTCATTTCAATTCCATTTATTGTTGCAGATCCATTTTCTGTAATGTTTTCAGCAACAAATGTTGCCTCTGAATCTTTTAAAGCGTGAACCTTACCAAATCTGCCAGTATGTGTTGCAGTATTAGTAATAATTATTGCTGCTGGGTAATCGTAGCCGTACATTTAAGACCTCTTGATTGATAAGTTTGCTCTTCCGCCTATTCTAATGCCCATCAGGTAATGATCAACTATTGGCGGAATACGATCAATCCCTACAGCACCAAAAAATCTAGGGGTTACATTTATATTACCAACACTTACAGCCGCAAAATCTTCCAACCCACTAAGCTCTAAACCATTTCTATTATTATTTAAATAAACTGCCAAAACTACTTGAGCCTTTTTTACCCTTTCTGGAATTTCAGTATCAGTGTAATAATCAGCAACTAATCTATTAGGAAAACTTAAGCCATAAAGGTTTGTATATGTGTCAGGTTTTCTTACTCCCGATCTAGGCCATTCCAAAGCCTGTGTATCACTTACTCTTGCCCCTAAAAATTTTTCTCTATCTATTCTCTGGGCTGCGGTGAAAAGCGCACGATTTTTATTATCAGTAGATGAATTATCCCAAGCGGCATTATCATCACTCAGAACGAATCCTTCGATAATAGCGTTTGCATCATCAAGTGTTATGTAAGTATTGGCATTTGCACCGCCAACAGTAGCATCAAGAGTTATCGCCATTTACTGTAACTTTTTGAGGTTTGCGTTTTGGTTTTGGCTTTGCTTGAGTTTGAACAAGTGAAGCTGCTTTTTCAGCAGCCTCATTTTGTTCTCTCATTCGCCTAAAAGCGAAAATAGCCATTAGCTTGATGCACCTTTTAGGGCAACGAAGTTAATAACAATTGCTTCTCCTAATGATCCAGAGGAAACATTAGAAACTGTTACTGCAAAAGAACCATCAGCGATTGCATTTGCGTTCACAAGATATGAGCCAGCAGTTCCAGCAGAACCATGACAAGCTACAACAACATCTGTTGCCGCAACCTTGCTATTGGTTACTGTGAAAGATACTTCAGCCGCAGC